GCTGGTGAACAAGGGCTACCGGCAATCGCTCGATGCTTTCCCTTACTTCGTCGACACGGTCATGAGCCAGATGGCCTATCCGCCCAGCTACTACTCGCTGCCGCGGTACTCGACCACGCTGTGGAACTATTCCCAGATGATCAAACTGCTGCGCTCGCCGCTGCAGTCGATCACCAAGATCACCTACACCGACAGCGTCACCGGCCAGATCCAGGCGCTCTATCCGGCGCTGTTCAACTGGCAGCCGCTCACGGAATACAACCTCACCGACCAGATCGAAGATCCGAACGGCAACCTGCAGGTGGTCACGAGCGTCGGCCAGGGCGATGAAGATTCCACATCGATGTCAGGCACCACGCAGCCGGCGTGGCCCGTCATCACCGGCAACATCATCACTGATGGCAGCCTGACCTGGACGTGCATGGGGCCGGTGCCCGACTCCGGAGATTTCATTTACGACTATGACTCGGTGCCGCCCCGCATCTTCCCCATGGCTGGCCAGACCTGGCCGCCGGTGCTCTACGTTCCGAATGCGGCGCAGATCCACTTCGTTGCCGGCTACGGCGCGAACGGCAACGCGGTGCCAGCTACGCTGCGCCAGGCCATGCGGCTGCTGATCGCTGACGGCTACTACAACCGCGAGAGTTCGTTCAGCGGCTCGATCTCTGAGTCGCCGACGCTGATGCGCCTGCTCTACCGCTGGAAAGTTCAAATCAAGGCCGCCACCCGCGGCTAAGTTCGCCAGGAGAACTCACCCAATGAAGACACAGCAAACTGTTTACACCCGTCCGTCGCTTTTGAAAAAAATCACCTGCGTGCTGGGCGCACTGCTCATGTTCGCGGTGCCGGCCTTCGCCACGCCCACCGCGCTGTCGACGATCGTGCTGGTGCAAAACAACGTCGCCGTCACCGCCGGCCAGCTCGTGGTCGCTTTCACCGCCTGCGATAACGTCAACGGCAATTCCTTCGTGTCCACCGGCCGCGAGGTGCTGCTGGTCGACAACACAGCCGGCTCTTCCGGCACGTTCACCGTCACCAGCCAGCCCGATGCTCTCGGGCGCAGCGACACTTCGCTGACTGCCTACTCTCTCGCAGCCGGCGCCATCGCAGCCGTCCAGATGAAATATCAGACGGGCTGGATCAACGGCACGTCGATCACGCTGGCCTGCAGCGCCGCCACCATGAAGTTTGCGGTGGTGCAGTACAACTAATGCCCCTGCGACGCCTCAGCGCGGGACTGCCGCGCCCAGGGCAATTCGTGGCCCTGGGCGCGCTCAATCGCCGGGTCACGTTCTTCGGTCCTGCGGTGCGCAGCTCCACCGACAACAGTATGGGCGCGCCGTCGGCGGCATTCAGCTGCTGGGCGGCGCTCTACGCCCTGGCCGGCGACGAGCTCGACAAGGCGCAGCAGATCGCGCAGCGCGTTTCGCACCTGGCCGTGATTCAGTACGCCCTGGGCGTCGAAGCGAACATGACCATCCAGTACCTCGATGGCGGCGACGAGCGCAACTTCCAGATCGCGGCCGTAGAGGATCCCGACGAGCTGCGGGTGCAGCTCAAGATCTACTGCTTCGAAATCGGCTCGAACGCCGGCGCAGCTTCTTAGGAGACAATTTCCATGAAACAACCGAATCGCTGGTTCACTCCTCTCGGCCTCTCGCTGTTCTTCCTGCTGTGCCTGGTCCCGGCCGGCCACGCCCAAGGGCCTCCCTGCGTCCAGCTCACGCCGAGTACTTCCGCTTTTCAGCTCGGCCAGAAGTGCATCTTCACTTCGGCATCGAGCCCGGTCAGCGGCTTCGCCGTTAGCGGCCTCACCTACTGGCAGGTGTACTTCGTGCCCTCGGGCACAGTCTCGGGCGCCACGCTCTCGCTCGATTCCTCGGCCACTGGGCTCAGCGGGTCCTGGAGCACGGGCGGCGTCATCGCGGCCGCCTCGATCGGCGCCATGACATCGCCAGGCTCATATAACACCGCAACCGCCGCCACGCCGACCAACTTCATGCAGCTCACGCCGACTATCACCGGCAGCGGCCAAGTCACGGTGATCATCTTCGGCTACACCAACAACCCCGGCGCGTCGGGATCTGCCTCGAGCACGATCGTCTCGCCCGTCGATGGCTCCGGCTATATCGAAGTGAACTGCAAGACGGGCTGCACCGGCACCACTCTCGGGCAGACCACCATGTCGGCTTCGCTGCCGGTGGCGATCGCTTCAAACCAATCGAGCATTCCCGTCGCGGCGACGCAGTCCGGAACCTGGAACGTAGCGCAGTCCGGTACCTGGAGCGTGACCGCCACGCAGGCTACAGGATCGAATCTTCACGTCGTCTGCGATTCCGGCTGCAGTGGCACCACGCTGGGGCAGACCACCATGTCGGCTTCGCTGCCGGTGGCCATCGCGAGCAATCAATCGACGGTGCCGGTGAGTCTGGCAACGGCGCCGACCACGCCCACGCAGCCCTCCGGCTTCGGCACGCTGATCGGCTTCCAACAGGCGGTCACCGCCTCTGCCGTCGCCCTCGCGACGAACAGCTCGCACACTTTCTGCGTGCAGGCGCTGCCGGCGAACACCATCAACATCTACGTGGGGCCTTCGGGCGTTACCACATCCACCGGGCTGCCCCTGGCGCCTGGCGCTACGGCCTGCTGGCCTCTCTCGAACACGAACCTGGTCTATGTGATCGCCTCGACCACGGGCGCCTCCGTGGCCGTCACCGGAACTTAGGAGAAAAACATGCGAACTCTCAAAGCGCTTCTTCTCGGGATCGCGCTCACGCTCGCAGCTCGCGCGCAGTCGGTGAGTCCACCGCCGCTGCCGCCAGCTTTGCCCGGCCAGGGGATCAGTAACGGCCCCAGCGGCTTTACGGCTCGCGCCACTCCGCTGGACTGCGCCAAAATGCCCGGTGCGAGCAGCGCGAACCTCGACGCGATCCTGAATTCCTGCGAGGCCTATGTTCAGACCGCGCTCGGGGGCACTGCCGACGCCAGCAACCTCGGAACCGGTTCAGGCCTCAGCCAGACGATCACTTCGCAGGTCAATTCGGGCGAACTGCTGTCGCCCACACTCACCGCCCAGGCCGGCGGCAGCCTGACCTCGGGCGCGGTTTACAAGGTCGCATACACGCTGAATTCGCCGGCGGGAACGTCTTCGGCCTCAGAAGAAAGCTCGATCACCCCGAGCGGCTCGAATCTTGAGTTCTCCGTCGCTTCTCCCACGTACTTTGGTACCGCAACCACCTATGACGTGTGGGTTACCGCGGCCAATGGTGCATCCTGGACTGAGACAAAATGTACCTCGAGCCCCACCGCGATCGGCAGCTCCACCACCGTCAGCAGCGTAGGCTCCTGCACTGGCACCGTCAGTCAACAGAACAACGAAGTGGTCACGCTTCTTCCCGCCGCTGGCGTGTGGTCATGCACCGCGACCTCCGGCTATTGCCTCAAGTTTTTCGACCAGAGCACGACGGAGGGCAAGAATTCATTCGGCGGCCACGGCCTCACCATCAACCTGGCATCCACCGGCTCCGTGACCAGTGTGTGCGCCACCGACCCCAATCCCAAGCAGGGCGGACAATCGACCCACGTTAAAGGTTTGAAGTGCAACGCGACGGCTGCGGGGGCAACCGTTACGGGAGCGGCTTTCGAGTGGCAAAAAACCTTCGACATGGCGGGGGCTGAGGAGATCGAGGCGCAGAACAATACGACCTACGCGCTGTGGCTTCACGGCTCTGGTTACTTCAAAAACGTGCATGGCACCTCGTATCCGCAATCGGGTTCTACGGGAACCGCCTGTGTGCTCGGAGGAGCCAGCGGAACCGGCTCCGGAATACTCATCATCAGCGACCTGTACTGCCCTGGCACGGGGACCGGGAACCCGAATCTGAATTTCACGGGCGGCAACACGAGCGCGTGGATCTTCGGCCTCTATATGGAGCGCGGCGACACCGCCTGCGGACCGTGGGTCGACCTGGGAACGGGCGCGAATCAACTGGGCACCTTACACATTCTTGGTTACAACCAGGCCGCGAACACCTGCACGAACAGCCCCTACTTCGTGCAAATCGAGAGCCACATGAGTCAGGTGGAGCTCACACAGCCGACGGCCGGCACTCTGACCAACTGCATCAACGACCTCAGCAACCCCACCGCGGGCCCAAATGCGAACGGGACTTATACCTGCGCACAGCTAGGGAACGCCAGCTACCGATTTTCCAACCAGCCCGAGAACTTCATGGGCGGCCTCAATATCTACAGCGGGATAACGCTCGAGGGCTTGACCAGCGGGTCGATCAAGCTGGCGGCATCGGCCATCGGCGGCACGCTGAACATCGGTTCAAACGCTTCCGTGACCGCGGCCGGCGCGCTGACGGTGACGTCCTGCACGGGCTGCGGCAGCAGCTCGAACCCGATGACGACCCTCGGAGACAGCATCTACGGGGGCGCTTCAGGCACGCAGACCCGGCTCCCCGGCCCGATCACTCCGAACGGCGTGCCGCAGACCTGGACTGATATTCCGGCCGGCGGCGCCGCGGTGGCCGAGATTTGGTCGCTCCCCGGGATCTCCGGTCGCGCCGTCACCGGCACTACGTCGACCGATACGATTGGCAACGGCAGCGGAACTGGCTCCTCGCCAGGCGGCTCGACGGATTGCAATCCTAATCGCGTTGAATATGTGGGCTCGGTCGCAGTGGCTGTGGCATTGCCTACTGCGACGGCCCTCGGAGTGCCGCACTGCGTTCTCAAACTGGTGAACAACACCACTGGCAGTAACACCGCGCTGACCGTGACGCCCACCACCTGGACGGTGAACGGCAACCCGACGTTGACCATCGCGCAGGGGCAGCAGGCGTTCCTCTATGTCGACCCGAACAGCTCAACGAACTGGGTGGCCGACGTTTCCGAGCAGGGCCTGACGGCGGGCTCGAATGTCACCTTCACGCGCAGCGCGACCGGCTTAAGCATCGCAGCGACCGGAGGCGGCACGCCCTGCACTACGACGGCAAATTCCCTTCAGTACGACAACGGCGGAGCATTTGGCTGCGTGACCGACTTCACAGCCTCGGCGACGACCCTCACTGCCGCCGCCGGCGGCATCCTGAATATGGGCTCCGCGACGGGCACGGCAGCTCTGGTCGTTCCGTCGAACTCCTCAAACACAGCAAGCGCGGCTGGGGCCCTCGATTTCGATACCACCAACAAAAACTTCCACGGCTATGTGAACGGGGCAGACTCGATCTTCGCGAATTTTGCTTCCGCGCCCACGAACAACGTCCTGCCGAAAGCCGTCGTTGCCAGCGGGAACACGCTGCTGGGCAACTCGTTGGCCAGCGACAGCGGCACGACCTTTTCTTACACCGGAGCCGGTGGCCTGAGCAGCGCCGCGTTCACGGCCACGGGCACCACTGCGGGCTTCGTCGATTATCCGCAGGGTTCCACCAGTTCAGCCGTGGCCCCATGCAACACAGCCACCTCCATCTGCGAACAAGCGCCGACGGCGGTGACCTCGTATCTGGTGACGAAGCCAGGAGCGGCGGGCACGGGTATCCGGATCAATGTCAACGCCAGCAACGTGGTCACGCAGAGCTTCACCGGCAGCTTCGGAGCCCTGGACAAAACTGCGCAGACCGCAGCCATCACCGGAACGAACGTTCTGTGCGCGGCAACCGCGGGCACGGCCTGTGGTCAGGCTGGGCAGTATCGCATCACCTACAACTTCTGGGGCAGCGGCACCGCCTGCTCATCTGTGACCGCGGGCTCTGTCGGACTGAATTTCACCTGGACCGACGAGCAGGGCAACGCACACTCGACGGTTTCCGCGCCTCTCTACGACCAGAAGGCGGCGGCCACGGGGATCCTGTTCAACTTCAACACCGCACTCACCACGGAGAGCGCCAGCGGCGTCATGGTGATCTCCACTAACGGAACGGCCATCGATTACAACACGACCTACACAGCATGCACGACCGGGACTGGGGCTTATAACGTGCGGCTCACCACGGAGCAACTGCAATGAGGAAGAAGTTTGCGCTGCTTGCGCTGCTGATCGCGGGCTGCTGCGCCTTTCAGGGCATCGGAGGCAAGGGCGGAATTGGCGGCAAAGCTGGGGCCGGAGGCGGGACTGCGAGCGGCGGCGGCATAGTGATTCTCTCCACGGTGCTCTCCGCCACCCAGGCACAGCTCGGGGTGAGCGGAAACGGTTCGTCTACGACCGCGATCAATCTCACTGGGGCCACGCTGATTGTGCTCACCGAAGCGGATGCCTCAGCCTCATTGGCCAGCCCCACCGACTCTAGTTCAAACACTTGGATCGGGCTGGGGCTCTACGAGGATACCGGCCCCAACTATTGGAACGAGACGTTTTATTGCTACCCCTGCACTGTGAGCGCGAGTCAGACCTTCACCGCGCATGGTTCTACGCCCCGGCTGGTGATGATCGCCGCCTCGGGAACTCTTACGGCGTCCAGCCCCATTGATGGCTCCGGCGCGGGGGGGTCGGATCTTTTTGGAACGACCTGCCAGCCAGGGTCTCAAACTCCCTCAGCTACCGGAGAACTCCTGGTTTCTGGTTTAGCGATCGGAACGAACGCGGCCACTGGCTCCGTGAACGACAGTCTTTCGATTCTGAACACAACGGCCGGGACGGGAACTTACCCGCAAACTTACCTTGGCTATTTGATCGACTCGAGCAGCAGCGCCATCAACCCAACGTGGACGGCGAGCAGTTCGTACACCCTGGTCTGCACAGCCGGCCTTTTCAAACACGCATGAAACGCCTTCTTCTAATTTTGCTGTTTTGCGCACCGTGCCTGGTGTTGTGTCGACCGTGTGCGGCTCAGGGCTGGCTGAACATCTTGCAGCCGACCTATGGGGGAAGTGCCTGCACTCTTTTGCCGACAGGCACCTACGCAGGCTGCGCTGTCGACTGGACACAAACTGGCGTCCCTGGCGGGGTTCCGACTGGCACACAGAGCGGATCAACGATTGCGGCCACGACTTGCGGAAACGGGGCAAGCGATTGCACGAGCACTATCAATGCCGCTCTGAGCTCCTGCGGCGGCACATCTAGCAACGAAAAGTACGTAGAACTGGGCACCGGCACGTTCCTGTATAACGGCGTCATCGTGGTTCCGAGTTACTGCTATCTGGTGGGGCAAGCTGCCAACGCCACGATTCTTAATCAAGGTAGCTCGTCGTCCCGGATCGTTTACGTGGCGGCGGGCGGCGACATTTCGGCATCCGGGGCGGTTAACATCACCGCCGGAGGGACCGCCGGATCCACCAGCATCACCCTGTCGAGCACCAGTGGAGTCAGCGCCGGTCAATTCATGGTAGTAAGCGAACTCAACAATCCAACCTATGTGGATGTGAACGGCAGCGAGGGCCTCGGTTCGGGATTTTATTGTGTCTACAACTGGGGTCCGGGGGCTGGACTGGCGCGGGCGCGCTGCCAAATCGTAGCCATCACGAACGTGAGTGGCAGCGTCGTGACGACCAATCCGCCACTGGTTACCAGCTATGGCGGCACAGCCCCATCCTGGTCGGCGACCACCTATTACGGGGAATACGCCTTTATCACCAACGGCACCAACCTCTACGAGCAGACGGCGAACATCACAGGCTCACCCTATCACTGCCTGTCGGGGAGCTCCACGCCTTCGTTTCCCGGAAGTGGCTCCGTCAGCGATGGAACCTGCACTTGGACGTTCTATTCGAGCGGCACCACACTGCAGGCGCAGGCGATTCCGTATTCCGCGGTCGCGACGTATGCGGGCCTTGAGAACGTGCAGATTTACGATAACGGCCTGACCGGGTTCGCCGACATTGGTTTCTACCAGTGCGCTTACTGCTTTGCTATCGGCAACGAGGTGAACTACACCTCCGACGATTGGGTGCGCGACTATCAGGGGTTTCGCAACGAGATCCGGGACAATTATTTTTCCAATTCTTTCACTCACGGCCCCGGCGGCGCGGACGTGTCCGTCGACCTTTACCACGGCACTTCGGGAACCCTGGTCCAAAACAACATCTGCGAGCGTGGGCACGTCGGTTGCGTCATGCTCGAAGAGGGAGCCGCCGGCAACGTGATCGCCTACAACTACTCGACCGGGCAATTCCCCGGAGGCGTGCTGTACTGGAACGTCGAAGGGCTCGACTATCACGGGGCGCACCCGCAATTCAATCTCGCGGAAGGCAACGTCTGGAACACCTACTACGCCGACAGCGTGTGGGGCAGCTCCTCCCACGGAACCCTGTTTCGAAATTGGGACCAGGGGACGGTCATCAATTGCAATCCGATCACGGCTTCGGTCTCGACGCGGCAGAGCGTGGTTTGTGCCACGCTCGGCTATCCCAGCCAGGGCGGCGCCGCCAACAGTTGGTACGAATATCAGCAGGCCGACGGGATCGCGCTCACCTACGCGGCCAATTTCTTCAACGCCATCGGCGACGTGATCGGTTCTTCGCAGGCGCAGTCCCTCGTTAATTCGACCAACTCTGCGCTCACGCAGAATGCTTCGATTACCTGGTCTTCGGGAGCAAATGTGGGCTACGGGGCCGGATGGTACGGCCTCTTGCTGGGGTTCTCGGAAACCGCCGACACGGGCAGCTTTCCGCTCGACAGCGCCCGGCCTTCGACCACGCTGTTGCAGCACGGCACCTACAACAACGTAAGTGCCAGCATCACCTGGACCGGCAGCATCACGCACACTCTGCCCTGCAGTTTTTTTCTCGCTTCTTGCTCTGCACCTTCCTGGTGGCCGAGTAACGTTCCATTTCCTGCCGTGGGCCCAGACGTGACGGGCGGCTCTGGACCGGGAGGCCACGTTTACTCAACGAGCGCCGCGAACGCCGCGCAGAACTGCTACCTGAACGTGATGGGCGGCGTGGACGGAGGGGCCGGCAGTCCGCTCACTTTCAACGCGAACACCTGCTATGCCGGGAGCGCTACTTCCCCTCCTCCCGCCCCTGCTTCAGTGATGTTCGCCTGGGACCGGAACCTGCAATATTTTCTGATGGGACAGTGAAGCCATGGCCGTGCGCGCCGTCTTAGGCGGCCTGTTCAACTATCTCACGCAGAACGGTGGGGCCAGCGCCGTGCAAGGGCTGCTCGCGGCTCTGCCCGCGGTCGGCGGCACGCCGCAGTATAGCGTCTACTTTTCGCTGGCGGCGAAGCAGGCG